GGATGCGCGCAATCTCGGCGCTGGCCCGGTTGATGGCGTCGAAGGTTCCGTTCAGCGCTTCGTCATAGCACGGGAGTCCCGTTGCTCGCAGCTCGTGCTGAAGCGCCTCCATGTCCTTGCGTCGGGCTTCCAGGTCGTTAAGCAGGGTTTCTATGCGAGGTTCCACTTGATTCCTTCCTTGCCTTGCTTTTACGATTCCAGTACGGAGAATGACAACTGGGGCACACGAGAGGAATAATCCCGTTTTTTGCGTCCCATAGATGCCCGCACTTCTCGCGCTCGCACTTGCAAACATTTATTTTCCTCGTTTCGGTCGTTACCATGATAATAGTAATATACCGCGATATATAATAAAAGTCAATGATTAAAATAAATGACCGTGATAACTTATTTATCTTGCAATTATAATAAATTTTTGTTATATTTAAAACCATGATCGAATATCTAAAATATACACCGGTCCTTTCCATTGCTTTGAACATGCTTTCTGTTGTCGCCTTTATCATCACCGGCGACTGGCCGCGGGCATGGTACTGGGGATTGGCGTCCGGGTTGACCTTGACTACCTTCTTCATCAAATAATGAGGAGTAAATGGACTATAATTCTTTCCTCGAAAGCAAATCACAACTCTCCGGGAACTTCGGGTTTGAGCCGAATTTTATTCCGGATTTCCTTTTCGACTTTCAAAAGTACATTGTCGATTGGTCAATCCGAAAAGGCCGATCTGCTAATTTCGCGGATTGCGGTTTAGGCAAAACCCCGATGCAGTTGGTGTGGGCTGAAAATATTCTGCGCAGAGAAAACAAGCCGGTTCTAATTTTAACACCGCTCGCCGTTTCTATTCAGACCGTTGGAGAGGGTGAAAAGTTCGGCATTGAGTGCAAGCGGTCGAATGACGGCAAGCCCTACAAGTGCACCACGATCACCAATTACGAGCAGCTTCATAAATTCAATCCCGACGATTTCGCTGGTACGGTTTGCGATGAATCCTCAATCTTAAAATCATTTGATGGAACGCGCAAACAGGAAATAACTAACTTCATGAAGAAACAGAAGTACCGGCTATTGACAACGGCTACGGCGGCACCGAACGATTATATCGAACTTGGCACATCAAGCGAGGCCCTCGGGTATCTCGGGTTTACCGATATCCTCGGGAAATTTTTCAAGAACGATAACAACAACATCGGTCTAAAGCGGCATTATGGCGAGGTGCCGAAGTGGCGTTTTAAGGGTCATGCCGAAATCCCGTTCTGGCGCTTCGTCACTTCCTGGGCGAAGGCTTGCCGGAAACCGTCAGACCTCGGATTCAACGACGATAAATTTATTCTCCCGAAATTGACAGAGACAAAGCACCTGATTACCGAAATTAGTCCGCCCGATGGGTGCCTGTTCAATTTCCCGGCAGCCACGTTGCCGGAGCAGCGCGAAGAACGGAATCGCACGGTAAAAGAGCGGTGCGAAAAAGTTCTCCAGCTAGTTCAGAATCGCACCGACGCATCTTTGATATGGTGTCATGCGAACGCCGAAGGCGACCTTTTGGAAGAGATTATACCTGACAGTGTTCAAATATCTGGCAGCGATTCAGACGACAGGAAAGAAGAAAAGTTCTACGGGTTTATCAAGGGGCAATATAAACGGCTCATCACAAAGCCAAAAATAGGCGCGTGGGGGTTGAATTTCCAGCACTGTTGTCATGAGACATATTTTCCATCGCACTCATACGAGCAGTATTACCAAGCGGTTCGCCGATGCTGGCGGTTCGGCCAAAAGAAAGAGGTTACAGTAGATATAATCATGACCGAAGGTGAAGAAAAGGTGATGAATAATCTTCAGAGAAAATCAGAACAGGCGACAACAATGTTTAATAATCTTATTTCAGAAATGAACAACGCGACAGCAATCAAAAAAATTAATAAATTCATAAATCCTTTGGAGGTCCCTTCATGGCTGTAATAGACCAGGTAATTACAAACAAGTACGCGCTTTACAATTCTGACTGCATCGAAGTTATGCAATCGCTTCCGGCAGATAAAATACACATGTCAATTTATTCACCGCCGTTCGGTGGGCTCTATCACTATTCGAGTGATGACCGCGATCTTTCCAACAACGACAACTACGCAGATTTTTTTGAGCATTATGAATATTGTGTGAAGGAATTAAACAGAATTACTTTGCCCGGTCGTATTTCAGCGGTTCACTGCTGTGACATTCCATCGAGCAACAACGGGAAAGATTACCTGACTGATTTTCCAGGCGACATTGTTCGGCTGCATAAAAAATGCGGCTTTGACTTGATTGCAAGGCATGCGATATGGAAAGAGCCGCTCTGGGTTCGTCGAAGGACCATGACCCATAACCTCTCTCATCGAACCATTATTGATGATGCCGCCTATGGCGGTGTCGCTACGATGGATCAGCTTTTGGTGTTTCGCAAAAAAGGCGAAAACAAAATACCGATTCAGCATCCGACCGGTCTTGATATTTACTATGGAGAAGCCCCGATACCCCCGGATCTTCTTCAGTATCGCGGATGGACAGGCGACCAGAAATTGAATAAGTACTCGCATATTATTTGGAGGCGGTATGCTTCATCAATTTGGGACGATATTCGCATGAGCAATGTTCTGCCGTTCATGGATTGCAAAGACCCCGAAGATGAAAAGCACGTTCACCCGCTTCAGCTTGATATTATTTATCGCGCTATAACTCTCCGCTCCAACCCCGGCGAAATAGTTTTCACCCCGTTTATGGGAGTGGGGTCAGAGGTCTATTGCGCAGTGAAAACAGACCGGATCGGGATAGGTGTTGAACTGAAGCAATCATATTATCGGCAGGCTGTAAAAAACATTGAAATTGCGCGTGACAATCCGGAATCAGATCAGCTTTCAATGACATTTGACGAAACAAACGGCGTTTTATAGAAAATTATGTTTTTATAACGCCATAATTTTAAACTACATACAAATATTTTAATTATTATTATATTTTTCTTGCATTATTGTAAAAAAAGTAGTATATTATTAAAGGCAAGCAAAACCACCACCACAGAGGAGGCAGTTATGAGCAAGACAAAAAACAGCGACCAGATAACAATTACAAATCCATGGTCAGGCGCAACCAAAATTGTTACACGGGGTCAAGTAAAAAAGCATCTACATGACACGATGCAGACTATCGACGCATGGCACATGCTACGCACACCCGAGTACCGCAATGAGGCTCGGGAGGGGTATAGCGCACAGGACGGAACAATAAGTGCTTGGATGTACTCATAATCCCTGTGGTGGGGTTCCGGCCCGCCTGTGGGGCCGGTTTTATCCCGCCACTTAACCACCAAACCACCGAGGAGCGTTATGAACCATCTTCCCCAATCAGTCCGCGCGACACTTGAGCAGAAGTCCGCCCGCATCCGTGAACTCATGGCCGGGATGCAGATCGGCCAGAACCTGCCGGAGATCGTCAATGTGACCAACGACGACCGCAGCGCCGATGAGTTGCGAACCATGCTCACTCATATCACAGAGCGCACTCTGACCCGGTACAATCAATTTTGGTTTATGCAGCAAGCGGGGATCATATGACAAAAAATAGCCTCGCCATCGGCACCGTGGAGATTGACGCTAAAATTGACCGCCTCGCCGCGCTGTTTTACAAACGAGACGGCAACAGTTACTCCGGATTTGCCGGTTTTTGCAGCGCGACCCTCAAAACATTATTGGCAGGATTGGTGTCGCTCGAAACAATTGACCACTGCATTGACGGCACTATCTCCCGCATGGAGCGGATGGAAAAACAGGAGGCCGCTGATGTCAGTGCGTCGTAAAACCACCACCACGGTCGATCTGAGCGACGTGGAGATCATGGTAGAGTATCGCTCATATCCCGCGTGCCGTGGGGCTCGCGACAGCACAGGGGCCCCCATAGAGCCCGACGATGACCCTGAAATCGAAATTGAAAGCGCAATTTTATCAACCGTTGACATTGCTGGTAAAAATGTCAAAATAGAAATTTCAAACTATCTATCAGGTGAAGCCAAAGAAAAATTAATCGACAAAATTTTTAATCACCTGGCCGACAACGGACCGAACGGGGAATGATGGCCTATAAATACTATCCCACTGGCGCTTGGCATGGCGGTATAGAAATCGTCAGAGCGTGCGATTACTACAGGTGCAAGCGAATTTTTACGGCAACCCGCCCTGATAAGCGGTACTGTTCCGATGCGTGCTGCTCCGCCGATTGGTATAACAAAAACGACGTGACGATCCGCGCTAGACACCGGGAACGGTATGAAGCGATAAAAAACCAGTTAAAAATAAAAAGATGTATAGGGGTGTGATTATGCCAACATATCTTTTCAACGAGGATAAGAAATTTTATCGGCGTCGATCCCCACAGGCGTACGCTGAACACGTTGTGATCGGGATCGTGGTCCTGCTGGTGGTCGCCCTGGCCGTTTACCTTGTCTCAGCGGTGGTGATACGATGACGCTTAAAAAGTTTTTGAAGGACGATGAAATACCGGAATGCTTCGATCTGATTACGGGCAAGGCGCGCGGCAACTCTTTCACAATCACCGGGCACCCGAAGTTTACGTTCCCGTTGCACAACTCCCGCGGGAAACGGATAGGAGACGCCGAAATCAAGCGCGACGAATGGGCTGGTAAAATATTCGAGCGGCCCAGGATTTCCAAGAAACTCAGCCACGGCATGCCGAAGATTCTTTTCGGGGAAGCGCGATACGGAAAATAAACCTTGCACTTTTATAAAAATATTGCTATATTAATGCAAGGAGGAAAATCAATGTACAAAATATCAAAAAAACCTATTCCGAAAAATACCACCAAGGGGAGACCCGAGAAATACTATCTCCACGAAATGAAGGTCGGGGAATGCCGTGAGTACACGGAGTTTGAAATGGACGGGGCCATTGTCCCGGTAAACGAAGACACGGTTTACAACCTGCGCGGCGGTTTGTTTTCGTCGGCGTCGCTGTACAAGGTTAAGATCGTCACGCAGTACAAGGACGGGGCTCTGCTGGTGTGGAGAAAGAAGTAATGAAATCGGCAGAAGCAATGGAACTCCTGGTCAAGGAGCTGCAGTTGCGGAATTATTCACCAGCGACGGTGAAAAACTATTCTATTGCCTTGCGCTCATTTTTCTCTTTCCTGCATGACCGTGAACACCGAGATATCGTGGATCACATCAAGGATTATTCGATTGCGCTGAAGTTCCGGAAGCGTTCACCGAAGGGTGTGAATCTTGAACTGGCGGCGATCCGTTTTTTCTGTTCGGCGGTCCTCGGGGTTTCGGTTCAGACCGATATAGTCCCGCGTCAGAAGGAGCCGAAAGCACTTCCTCAGATTTTCGACAGGGAAGAAGTTTCGGCGATTCTAAAAGGCACGGAAAATATAAAGCACCGTCTTTTAATCGCCATAGGGTACGGGTGTGGCTTGCGGGTTTCTGAGATCGTGAATCTGAAAGCCGGTGATTTTTATAGCGATTTTACTATGTTGCGGATTCGAGGAAAGGGACAGAAAGACCGGATCGTTCCGGTGGATAAAAGTATCGGTGATATGGCCAGGATGATAACGACAGGCAAACAGCCAGAAGACTTTTTGTTCGGTGGTCAATTCGGCGGGAATATCACGAAGCGGACCGCGCAGATGATTCTTTGGCACGCGTGCGACAGGGCGGGCGTGAAATATCGGTCGATTCACAAGTTGCGGCACTCGTATGCGACGCACTTGCACGAGGCCGGAAACGATATCAGGATTATCCAGAAGTTGCTCGGGCATTCGAGCACCAAGACCACGGAAATTTATACCCATGTATCGAATGCGACGATCGGTAAGGTTGTCAGTCCGATAAGCGGAATGATGTAGTACAGAGGAAGATTAAGCGAACAAGGGGGTAGGTTAACAGAGAGTTGGTGGAAATAAATTTTTAAACACGGTTTGATAGGAGCGGCCATGACGAGAGAAATAGACTTTTCTGATCCATACTATGTTGCCAATATTTGTGACTGTTTAGATCAGAGAATGGCCGCTCTTGAAGATAAGGTGGAAAAATATACATCCACCAACAAGGCTAGCCCAAAATTGCCGCCGATTGAAGCAGTATATTCGCACCTTTTTTCTGGTCGGTTCATGTTTGATCCAGAGGATTCAGAATACAAATTAGTCACCGATACGTATGAATATATTCGGCGGCAACTTCAGGCATAGCCAGACGTTGGGCGCAATACTGCGGGCGGTTGAATTTGAAAGGCTGCGCGAAAGTGCGTGAAATAAACATTGAGTGTATGTGCGGAATAAGATCAACGGTTTTAATGGTCGGTAACAATAACGCCAACGGTAAAAGTGTTTGTTCGTGCGGACGCCACATAACTGTGCATTTTCGCCGCGCCGCGAAAACGCGAGGAGCGCCCGCAGTACAGACAGGCAACAACGCAAGGTATGAAAGTGAGCCGCAGTGCTGTAACTGTGGCAATGTGCAGCCTTGTAAACTTCGGTTCTTATCAGTCAAATGTCGCCGTTGGTGGGCGGCTCACCTATCACCAGTTGCGTAAACGTTGCAGGCAATAGTCTCGGCTGAAAAACATTTTATAGGATCGGCGCTATGGTAATCACACGGGAAACTTGGTTCAGGCTTATCGGCGGTAATGGCGGTGAAATAGGCATAGTACGCCTTGAAAATGGGGAATGGCGCTTTGAGCCAGAGATTTTTCCACGGCAGAACTTTACCGCCGAAGCATTGCGCGAAATAGCCTCAGTGGTAGATCAAAAGAGCGCCGATCACATTAAGGTATCAGCCGAGCCAACTGACAAACAACAGCCAAAGTTTGTAATCAAGCCGTGGCTGGATTGCAAGCATTTCCGTAGTAATCGGTGTGTTAAATCTCGTTGTAAAACTGGCTGTAAGGATTATTTTCGGCTTGACATACAAACATTTGGCGAACGTTATACAAAAGGTAAAAATGGGAAAAGAAAAACGCCGTAGAAAACTGATAAGCGCTCGCAAGGCTTTCCGCCTGGGAATGGCGATTGGAGATGCAAAATGCGCGGCGGTCGCTGCGATGGGAGCTGCGTCCGTTTCTGCAATTCATGCCGCTAAATTCACACTGGCAGCACCCGCATATGTTGCAGATTCTTTTCGGCACGCACAAGAAGTCTCAATACACTGCAACGATGCTGGAAAACTAATGACCGCGGCTCGGGTTCGCTGCCTGTTGAAGGAGATGGTAAAATGACAATCGCAATAATCGCATGGTTTTTAATTGGCTCGATATCCTTTCTTTTGCACGGATATTCCTGTGTTCAAAGGATAACGGTTGGTGATTTAATTATCTCTGCTGTCGCCGGATTGTTCGGTCCTGCTATTCCAATAATTATAATTTTATTTAAATTGGAATCTTGTGCTGACATAGTGGTTTATGATAAACAGAACTGTTTACAACCGAAACAATCGCCGGAAACACCGGCAAGCGACCGAGTGGGTTAGAGGTTTGGGTCTTGCACGGTCGCTAACTTTTATAAGGAGAGTCAATGAAAAGAATCCTTGAATTTTTCGGCGTCAAAGGGCCGGAGTACATCGCAAAAGAACGGGCGCTCAACGCCCTGGAGTTTTCGCTCACGGCTGGGGAAGCGTACCGGGATCAGATTAAAAAACTGAACAATGAACTCGCAGCAACCCGCACCACATTTTTCACCGCTTGCCCGCACAACAAGTATTTCAAGGGCATTCCCGATGAGGTCATGGAGACAATGTCGTCCACCCCCTGGTACAGGAAGTTTTTTTAAAATAATACCTCAATAAAAACAATTTTCTTGCATTTATACAAAAATATTGTTATATTTAAATTGACCACTAAAAATGAGGTATAAATTGAGCGACCGCGGCGAATGGTTTTTGAAACGGAAACAGGTGGTGACGGCCACGGATATCGCTGCCATTTGCGGGCTGTCCCCGTACCGGTCGGCGTTTGACTGCTGGATGGATAAGACGCGCGACACGATCCCGCCCGATGCGGTCAACGATGCCATGTCGTGGGGAAACAGGCTTGAACCGGTGATTGCCGCGGCGTACACCGAGCAGTACGGCATCAAGGTCGTAAAGGCCGAGTTCATCCGCAAAGACTTTGAAGGTGTCCCGGCTGGCTGTACCCAGGATTACGTCTCCGAAGACGGCCAGATCAACGTCGAGATCAAAACGGCGCGTTCCGGCCATGCGTGGGGCGATCCTGGCACCGATCAGATCCCGGATTACTACCTCACGCAGGTGACCTGGCAGATGGGTGTCGCCGGGCAGCGGATGACACACCTTGCGGTTTTGATTGCCGCGTCTGACTTCAGAATTTACAACATCGCGTTCGACGAGTCGTTTTTTAAACAGCTTTTTGACCGGGCGCGCGAGTTCTGGAAACTGGTCACCGATAAAACCCCTCCGCAGACTGACGGTTCGGTCGCGTGCCGGGAATATTTTTCAACCCTCTACAAGAAAGGATCAAAGGCGATTGTTCCGAATCCGTCCGAGGTACTTTGCAGCAACGCGGTGAGATACTTTAAACTCCAAAAAGCGGCAAAGTTCATCGAGGCGAAAAAGGAAGAGTTGACCAATATCATCATTTCAGAAGTCGGCGAGTTCGGCGGCGTGAAGATTGACGGGCTTGGAAAGCTGACAATCACACGTTCGGCCGGGCGCGAGAGCACGAGTTATAAGGGGGTTGTCGAGTCGCTGAAATCGCAAGTTCCCGCAGATATTATAAATTCAATCATCGCGGCGAACACGAAGATCGGCGAACCGACCTCCTCATTACGGTGTTACCCCGAAAAGGAATAGCCATGAACCTCGAAAACGATACCAACAAAAACGCATTGCAGATCAACCCGACGCAGACCGCGGCGATTGCCGTCGCGGAACAGGCGAAGGCGCTGGTCTTCTCGCATTACGAGCTGGCTCTGCGTCGCCCGCGTGACATTGAGCAGACCCGCCAGAGCCTTCTGAAAGAGTGCCGCCGGCCGTCGTTTGCCGCCATTGCGCGGTACAATAAACCCATCGGCAAAGGTATCACCGGTCCGTCGATCCGGTTCGCCGAGGCGTGCATCAGGCTTTACCGCAATGTGGTGGTGATGACGCAGACGGTTTTCGACGACGAAGAGCGCCGGATTATCAATGTCAAGTGTATGGATGTTGAGGAAAACGTATCCTACAACCAGGATGTGACCGTGACGAAAACGGTCGAGCGGAAGTCGCTGAAGCCCGGTGAGCAGCCGTTGAAGACACGTCTCAATTCGCAGAATGCTATGTTGTACATTCTCCCGGCGACCGATGACGACATCCTGAACAAGCAGAACGCGCTCGTATCGAAGGCGATCCGCACGCTCGGGCTTCGGCTGATCCCGGCCGACATCATCGACGAATGTATGGAGATCGTGATCGAAACGCAGAACAAGCAGGACGCGGTTGACCCCGACGCGGCAAAACGGAAGATGCTCGACGCCTTCGCCGGTATCGGGGTGAGCGCGGCCGACATCGCGGTTTATCTGGCGCACCCTGCCGACGTTCTGACACCGAAGGAACTGGCCGACCTTCGCGGGATATTCCAGGCAATCAAAGACGGCGAACTGTCCTGGCGCGACGTGATCGACAAGGGCCAGGTCCAGGACGAGACGAAGCCCGGCGATCAGAAAAAAGGTGTTGCCGGGGCAAAGGCCAAGCTCGACGCGAACAAGCCACCGCGTGAACCGGGCCATGATGATGAACCGCAGCTCGACAAAGACGGAAAGCCTCCGCTCGCGTACTGAAGATCGAAGCATGAACCCCGCTGCCTGGTGACGATGGGGTAACGGTGGCGGGGGTTTTTAAACAAAGGTATTGACTTTTTTATGAAATCACTTTATATTTTAATCGTGCGGGCTCTCCAAGGCAACCGCGTTCTTTTACAAGATAAGTTTATTCCATGTGTGCTAGCATGGGAGAAAAAGGGCTGTTCCTTCACCTCTTCTCTGTGTCTAGCACCACGGAGTCAGAGGACAGATCAAGGGACGGCCCTTTTTCTTTTCCCGGCAAACCCCGATGTTAAAGGCGTTAGAGCGGTTTATTTTCCGTCAGGGGACTTTTCTTTTTCCCTCTTCTTTTTTCTGGTTACTTGTTTATTCTCTCTTTTTCTTTGGTAAACAATGAAACAACTGTCTATTGATGAAAATTCAATTAAATCGGTCGAAATTGCCTATGAGGATTCAAAGGCATTTTGTGACCCGGAAACGAACATAACTTTTTTCGATAATCAAACACATAAAAAGGAATCAATACAATGAAAATCAAATCTCTCAAGCTCAAAAACTTCGGCCGCTTCACTGACTTCGAGTGCGAGTTCGCCGGATCAGTAACCCGACTCGTAGGGGTCAACGGAAGCGGGAAAACGTCGGTCGGCCTGACCGGGATATGGGCGGCTTTAAAGGGCATTGCTGAGCGCGGGAACGGAGTAATCGGCGAGCGGTTCCGGTTCATTGGCCCGAACCGCAAGAGCGCGGATATTGAACTTACCTTGCTCGACGAGGCGAAGAATGTTGAAGTCAAGGTTACGAACCACATCACCGCGGCGTCGAACGAGATTGTATTCCATCCCCCTGCCGGATACCTGGTAAATCAGGAGTGGTTGAACGGGCTTCTTTCGGTGGCGTTCATGTCCGCGAAAAATTTCTGCGCCATGAGCAGCAAGGACCAGGCTGTTCTTCTCGGGATCGACGTTTCCGATATCGACGCCGAGATCCAGAAGATCAAGCAGGAGTTCACGCTTTTGAACAGGGAATTGAAGACCATCGGCCCGGTGGTCGAGGTTGCCCCGGTCGAGAAAGCCAACATATCGGATCTGATGCACCAGAAAGAAGACATCGACCGGTTCAATGTCGAGCAGAACGATCGGGCGGCAGAAATTACCCGGCATGAGAAATACATCGCTGACAAGACCGAGGAACACTTCAGGATTTTACAACAGGCTGCGGCGGTCGAAGACCAGATCGGGAAGGCGAATGATGCGCTTGAAGGATTGCCGCGGCCTGAGCCGCTGAAATCTACTACGGAGATCATCGACGCCATACACGGGACCGAGGAGACGAACCGCAAAGCCGAAGCGTACCGCCAGTACATCGACAAAAAGGCGCGTGCCGAAGCGAAGGCAGACGAGATCAAAAAGAATCGCGACCAGCTTGAGACGGTGGCGCAGAACCGTATCGACCGCATAGCCGAGCACAAGTTCGGGTTCGACGGTCTTTCGGTTGACGAATCCGGCGGTCTCCTTCTCAACGGCCGGCCGATAAAAGAACCGTACTTCTCCAAAGGCGAGCAGGAGTTGATTGTCGCACGGCTTCACGCTTCGATCAACCCTGACCTCAAGGTTCGGTTCATCGACGATTTCGAGGCGCTCGATGACGACAACCAGGCGAAGATTGTTGACGAACTTCTCGCCGCCGGGTTCCAAGTAATTTGTGCGGAAGTGGGAAAGAAATCGGATAAGGAAAACGTGGTCCTGCTCCGGGAATGCCAGAAGGTCGAATCATACGACGACAAGGTGGTGCTCCTGTGAAGGTCAAGGTTGAGCAGACCGACCTGTTCGGGCACGTCCCGACGAAACCGTCGAAGAGTGGCCGGTGCTGCGTCTGTCACCGTCCGATAAAGCGCGGAACAATGGGCGCCGGATGTTACCGGAAGACCATGAATTTAATCCGCGACAATATCAAGGCGATTGAAAATCATCGAAAGGCACTGGAGGCACATGAACAAAACACCGTTGTCTCACAAGCCGCAGAACCAGGCGATACTTGCATATCTGCGGAATTACCCGCGCGCTGGGTTGTCGGTGGGCGAATGTTGCGACATGGGAATGGGCACGGAACTTAGAAAACGTCTTTCAGAACTTCGCCGGGAAGGATATATTTTCGGCGAGGACGTTGAGAAAAACAAGTTCGGCGAAGGAACGCACAAAAGGTATTATCTCAAAATTGAACCTGAGGCAGTGGCAGCATGAAATACATCATCGATCTTTACCAATCCCACCCGGCCATCGGAACAGCGGCAATAGCAATCTTTTTCATCGTGTGCTTTGTCGCCGCCGACATGATGGCGCGCAGGGCGAAACGGAAGGACGAAGAGTTCCCTCCTTGGAGCGGATCGGATTATCACGGGGAATAAGAAAGGCACATTATGTCAGTAATTTATTCAGACAACATTCGCGAGATCGGTCTCAATGAAATATTCTCTTTCGGGCGATACAAGAACGCGACGCTTAGAACGGTGATCAACGAGGACTCCGCATATGTTGACTGGCTGATAAATAAGCTCGGTTTTACGCTTGACAACGAGGCGTTTGAACTATACCAACTTGTTACAGATTCGAGGGAGCATGGCAACGGGTAAAATTAAAGAGCGTCCTATTATGGGGGATTCCTGTGCGTGAAAAACCAATACTAATGAGTGCTCCGATGGTGCGCGCCATCCTGGAAGGCAGAAAGACGCAGACCCGCAGGATATACAAAAGAGAATCCGTTATACATCTTGTGAGAATGGAAAGCGGAGCAGATGCTTGTGTGACCGATGCTGTCTGCCCGTATGGTAAAGTAGGTGATCGTCTATGGGTCCGGGAGTCATGCTGGATTGATGGGGTAACGGATCATGTCCACTATTGCGCTACCGACATGCCTCTCACGCCCCGGAAAACGCCGTCGATCTTCATGCCGCGCTGGGCGTCCCGTATCACGCTTGAGGTGGTCGCGGTCAGGGTGGAGAGTCTGCAGGATATTTCGGAGGAAGATTGTATTGCAGAGGGGATTGAAATGTTAAATGGCTGCTACCGGGATTACCGGTCTGTGTGCGCATGGAGTACATCACCAAAAATAAGTTATATGACTCTTTGGGAATCCATCAACAGGGTCGGGTCGTGGGCTGCGAACCCCTACGTCTGGGTCATTCAATTCAGGAGAATGCCGAATGAGTAAATCAATTTGCCCCAAGTCCATTGGCTGCCCGTTCAAGGGCTGTCCATGTCGAAAGCTGCACACCCGTCTTTTCTCATGCGCACGCGACAGGCGCGATGAGTGCCCGAGCTGCAAAACGATCAGAGAAGACCAGAAAGATGAGCGGATTCAGCAGACGCTTCCCGAGGTCGGGAGAAGGGCGCGGGAAGCTGCGGTTCGCGTATCGTTGCCGAGTGTTCAAGGAAATCGGGGAACGGACAGAGATAATGGAAATTAAGCGAACAAACGGGAAGGTTAACAGATAGTTGTTTGCAATAGGTCACGCGACCATTGAAAGGCGGCGCAACAGTTATGCAAGGTCAACCATATATCGATGAACTGGCGGGAGTCGTGGCGTTACCCTGTACAATGGACTGTTCTCTTATAAATTTTGGTCGCCGCATCCGGGTACATATCGAAAGTGAATTATCAAAAGTTAATCCCGACAACAGTCTTATTGCGTTGTTAGCTGACGCGGCGAGGCTTGGGTGGGAGCAGATCGAGTGGGCACATGCGCCGCTGGAAATCAAGGAGCGCGTGACCTACAGCCAAACAACAGCTCAAGCATGCAGGCCGGAGGAACCGGCCAGCACGCATTGAGCACACGTTGTATGAAAAATTGCAAACTCTTATTTAATAGTTTTTCGGCCTCTTAACTCAAACGAAAGGTGCTCTTATGCAGGTTATAGCTGTAACAGTCGGCGGCGTTTTGATTTCTGCAACGAACGATGAAGTCAAATCCATTTTGTGTTCAACAAGCGGGGTCGCGCCCAAAGAGCTTTCTATCGGTCAAAAAATCCCGGCGATAGATTACGCCGGTAGCATTACTCGGCTGAAGTCGTTGAAGGGCGCGTGGGAATTTACCAACCTTTGTTCCGGTGTCGATCGGTTCGTTGCAGATTTTGTAGCCTTGAAGGATTCGATAAATAACGCCGCTACTATAGAGTAGGCTGGCCGAAAAGAACATTATGGAAGTTTGCAATTCATCATACAACACCGCCGTTATGCAACCGGGCGCAAATCAGTACGTGGGCGTACCGGCAGCATAACAGCGGAAACGTTGGCTGCAATACCGGCACACGTAAACCATTATTGAAAGGTCGCGCTCATGGATATCAAAGATCAGTGCATTATCGAAACGGAGTTCCAGAAATGGTTGCAGAGAATAAAGGATGGTTATGGCTATGTACTTTGTGCTCCTGAATGTGCTGCGAGATACGCGTTTGAGGCTGGATTTAACTTGGCGCGACAGGACACTATTGAGGGTGTGCCGGTACAGACAGCCAACACGCCAAAAGTTGAAACGGTCAAGCCTGCCCTATGCGAAGGAATGCCGCATGGTAGTTGTAAAGGCGAAACGATGTGCGATCCAAATAATAAGTGCTTTGTTCCGGCTTGACCGCATCAACCTTTGCGAGACGTTGCCTGTAATGCTTGCCTAAAAAGCGTATTATAGGCGGCTGCAAAACAAAACAATCGCGCATCGTGCGCGAGGAAGAAAAACCTTAACAGAAGGGGCCGTATCATGTTCAAAAAGATTTTACTTTCATTTGTCGCTTGTGTTGCGTTGTTCGGGCTTTATGGGTGTTCAGATACAGAAACAGCGTCATACAACATTTCTCAAGCGGCCCATCAGTTTGAAATTTTTCGTCGTGTGGTTTTTTATAACGGGATAACGAATGATTATATATTGGAAGTTCGGGCGTATTGCAGCGTCACCCCGCTGGAAGATGGAAGAATAGAAGTCATAATTAAAACAGAAAACGGGGAGTACCTTAAGCACTATCTCGGGCTATCTGACAATGTAACATACTTTTGTGAGCAAATTGAGCCGAAGAAGGTAAGTGACAAACACTATCGGGTTATTTTTAAACCAAGCGTTATCGTTCCGAATATTGATCTTGAATAAGAGCGCCATCCATGGCGCAGAAGTAACGCAGCCGCAGAACTACATAGGAAGCGGCAAGCACTAACAGGCAACAGCCAAAGGTATGCAATGCCAATTTACATTAAGGATTATTTAATTTGATAGTTGGCACTGCAACCGTTTGGCACCGTTGTACAAAATAAAGCCGGGCTTTTGGTTTGATAGTCCGGCGCAACAAATCGGAGGGTAGCGTATGAAAGTTGACTTTGATGCGTTTCGCAAGCGGGGTGTCGAGGCATTCAATTCACTTGTCAATGAGCTTAACGGTCGTATTCAGGCTGACGGCGAGACAATTTGCGATTCTCGGAAGCATGGCGATTCATTATGCACTGGTGATATCAGGGATCAAATGGATGATCTCAGGAATTGTCTCGCCACGTTAATTTGCCTCGAAGATAAATCGAGCGGAATTGAATGCCTCGACCTCGAACTGGCTGTGTTTGCGCCGGAAGAATAATGTGGAGGCCCGGCTTTACTTCGTACAACACCGCCGTTATGCAACCGGGCGCAAAGCAGCACGTGGGCGTACCGGCAGCATAACAGCGGAAACGTTGTACAAAATTTAACCGCGCTTGGGTTTGATAGTCCGAGCGCAAGAAGGGCGGTTTAAAATGGACGATGGCCGTGGGCGTTTCGCCCCCATATCACAAGAGGTAGCGGATCAAGTTACCGGTGTCGCTGGAAAAGAGAATGTGCCTATATTTACAATGGGCGAAACCGTGGTCGTTCGCGGGAGTTCGTTTCGCATTCTAAATCTTGACGCATTCACAGGCATTGTTACGCTCAAGCTCCTTCCCCGCAACGGGCTGGAATCGTTGAAAAATGGCCTTGGGAAGCGCTCGGCAGAAGAAAGTTGAAGCACGCTCAAACTTCGCACAACAGCCGCTTTATAAAATGCGGAGTACATTATTGATTTTTGAATTTGATAGCCGCACTTCACAAAGCGGCAACCGTTGCAGGCAATAACGCCACACGAAAGGCATTTTAATATGGCTGAATCTAAGTTCGACATTTATTGTAGAAAACACCACAGTACCGTAGATGGTCATTGTCATAAAATAATCGAATGTGATCAATGTAATCATGAATGGAATGAGTGGTATTCGGCCGAGCCGCAGTGCTGTAACTGTGGCAATGTGCAGCCTTGTAAGCTGCGGTTCTTATCAGTCAAATGTCGCCGTTGGTGGGCTGCTCACCTATCACACGTTGCGTAAACGTTGGCTGCAATAGGCCGCTTGAAAGGATTTATAATATGCCGAGAACAAAGCTATATCAATGTCCTTACGATGAGCATACAAAATGTTCGCTGACCGACCCTTGTCTTGGCTGTGAGGAGTTCGCGGCGAACATTAAGGAAGCGCGGCCTACAGCGCACAACATCAGCGTTATGCCATGCCAGTACGGTATGGTCAAGTGCAGTCGTGAAAATAGCGAACACTGTGCGAATTGTCAACCTATTGGCTTTATACCGGAACGAGCATAACACTGAGCACGTTGTAATCTAAAAATGGAAAATATGAAAAACTCATGGCTCTGCAAAATCGGTATCCACATCGAATATTTTGATGGCGGCAATGTGGCTGGTCCGTCCCGGTGTCCTTGCGGGAAACGTAGTAATCCTGGGGTTGTGTGGCCGGGACCGCCGGAGACTCCGACTAAATTTGAAAACGAATGGTATCACTTTGCATTCTCAAACAGCATCCCGCCTGGTCTCGCTTATGATGTTTATGTCTGGTTTTCTCGGTACATCGATAAAGATTACGAGACCGCTATTCGCGTGTGGAAAGAGTTTGATAAAAGCGAGTGTCCAGAAATAGATGTTGATTTTGTTGAATGGTGTACTAAGCGCCTTAATGAAGGATATTCAAATGACCGATCTTGAAGCGTTCGTCGCCCTTTATAAAAGATTCGGAATTAATGTTAATGTAATTAAAAATCAAACTGATTACCATGTGCTTTTGAGCGAATCTGCATTTATTGACACCGCAACTTCAAGCGATAAGTTTAGCGGGTATAGTTGTTTTTATTCAAGAATAGAATTTAATAAAGACGGTAAGTTTATTACACAAGGTTTTTGGGAATAATAAATATGGCTATTAAACTATACCACCAAGATTGGAGAGATAAAATGATTGAATTTGATGTATTGCAATTCAATTCTGAACCGTCGTTTAACAGCAACAAAATACGCTGTACCATGACTGTCGAAATGAACAAAAAATATATTCCTGAAATATTTGAAAAAAGTACAGCGGGGAAACTTGTTTCTGCAAAAACAAATCAGTCAGCAAGAAAGGTTGATGAGTCTGTGTTAAAAGTAGTAAAAGACATCCAAAAGCAAATAAAGCAAATAAGAATGGTCAATCATGCCTGAAATAACCTTTACCGTCACCGGTAAATAATGTATATTTAAATCATGGCCGCGAACCATTGTAAAACATCCCCTGTAAAATTTCTCTCCCAAGAGATTGCTATTGTCATGCTTCGCGGCCTCGGCAATAGACAGGGGTATTTTATATATTGGAACAACCATGCCTGGTCAAAAAGCAAGTAATGACGAATTAATTTCTCTGTATCGTCAATACGGTTCTATCTGGAAAACTGCTGAATCATTAGGTATGTGTGGCCAATCGGTTCATGAAAGGCTTGTAAAATTAAAAGTCATTAATAAGATGAGGTTTCTTTCCGAAGAAGAAAAACAAAAAATAATTAATTTATATTCAACCAATTTTATTAACGGGGATGGATATTTAAATAAACTATCACTCGAAATTAATAGAACAAAAAATTTTATATGCAGATATGCCAAAAGTATCGGGCTAACAAATCAAAACAGACCGTGCAATGATTTATTAAAGAAAAATATTTCAGAAAGAACAAAAGAATACCTTAAGAAAAACGGTCACCCTAGAGGTTTTTTGGGTGGCCACCATACAGAAAAGACAAAAGATAAAATATCTTTAATGCAAATTGAATACCGAAAAAAAAACAATATTAAAGGAGCAAGACCAAGATTTAATTCGTCTTGGAAATGCGGTTGGAGGGATATTGGTGGTAAACACATTTTTTATCGCAGCAGATGGGAAGCAAACTATGCCCGTTATTTACAGTTTTTAAAAGAACATGGGAACATAAAAGAATGGGAACACGAGTCGCAGACGTTTTGGTTTAATCAAATAAAGCGAGGCGTGCGTTCTTATTTGCCAGATTTTAAAATAACCGAAAACAATGGCGAGGTCGTTTATCATGAAGTTAAGGGATGGTTGGATAAAAGAAGTATTACAATTTTTAGAAGAATGAAAATTTATTATCCTGAAATAAAATTAATAGTTATTGACGGGAAATGGTTTAAAAGCGCAAGAAAAAATATAGTTGGATTAATTTCTGATTGGGAATCCCAAAAGGAATAAACTCGAAACCATAGGGAACCCCGGCTTGACGGTCAAAATCGAATGGGACACCACAGATACGTCGGGAATCGTTTAACCGATTATAAACCAGCTCCCACGCGTTCAGATTGAAGAAAACCGCGTTTCTCAAGCGTAGATTACCGCCCGAATCAGCACATCATACGGATGCGCCGGGTTTACCTCGGTCCGCTCCACCAGCGCCGACCGGCTGACGTTCCCGGTCTGATGGCTGAAAAGGACGTTGATCGGGGTACATTCCTGCCAGCTCGCCGCCAGGTTAAAATGTACCGGTAACTCGATTTCCTGAAGCGCCTGCCACCGGGCCCAGTTCTGAATATGCCGGAGAGCGATTGTGTACCCGCCGGGACCGTTCGCCCATTGCAGGTCGGTCATGTCCGTCGGCGGTTTGTTCACCCGGTGGCTTTTTAAAGCGAGGGAATGGCACGTCCGCCAGAGGTCTTCGGCTTCCAGAGCGTTTTCTACTCCGTCGATATACGCGGGCATGTACGTGGTCGCGCTGGCGTTTTTGACGCTGATCAGCCTTTCATGGTCTCCGGTTGCTGGGTTCTTCTGGTATCTGACGAACGGTTCGGAATAGATCGAATCCCGTGACGTGTCAACGATCTTTATTTTTGAGCGGTCCATCACGTCGTCGAGCGTCACCGTGTGCACCGGGTTCAGGCGATATGTCGGAAGTGCTAGTATTCGTTCCCGGCCGTCAGCGTCCTGCCAGTTTGCAAACGCCATCTCACGAGCGATGGTCTGTTTTGCCTTGTCGGTGTATCCATCATCAAGATCAAATATCTGCGTCGCCGGTTCCCGCGAGTCAGAAATCTGGTCGAATGACGCGGTGTGGATCAACGCACCGGAAGCGTACTGCAGTCCCCACCCGCTGGCCGGAGTTGGATATTTGTCACGGTAATCCTGCAGGCGGCAGAGGTGTTCGAAAAGGTCTTGAGGTTTTGAAATCATGTCAGAAGCTGTTTTTCTGCCATCGAAGGTGCTGTTGAATATCCGACCCGATGCATTCGTATACAATTCTGTGATAGATGAATCTTTTTCAAAAATAAAACAGGCTTCATATAACAAGGTAGAATCAGAAATAGCCGATCCGCTCCCAGGATACATTCGTTTAAACAATAATATCAATTCAGCGATTGCGTTATAAGTATCAGCATTTGTTATGTCTGTTAATTCAAATCTTTGATACCCGGTAATGTGTCGGAAATTTGGTTCTCCACCACTGCTTTCATAATAAAATGCTTTATCTCCTTGTAATCCTCCAGACGCAAAATATTTTTCAGGGATATCATCAACATGCATTCCGCCACCAGCCGTCGTTTCATTGGCTATTATATCCCCCAAAATAGTATTGATGTTGTACCGGAATCTGCGCCATCTAATCTGAAACGACGATCCACCCACATCAATAGCCGATGCATAATCACTTTTTGAATATAGTTTTAAACCAATGTAGCATTTGTCAAATGAAAAATTATCGGGCAGTGTTGGCGGGATCACTTTAATAACCTTTAAATATGGTATAGGGTCTCCCGATGATCCTAATACGTTAATTGTAATACAACCAAAGGAATCTTTATTTTTATCAACGCAATTGCTTAAGTTCTCAACGGCGGAGCCAGTATCGACCGATAATACATACGGATCAGTAGTACGTCGATACATCCCGCCGCCTAATGCACCACCAGCATAGGAAAATTGCGCGATGCTTTCTCCGGTCGTGATAGCAAAATTTGACATATCAGATGCGTTATATAATTCTATTGAAGATGCCGGAAGGGTATTAAATGATTTTATGTTTTTATAATCGCTAGAATAATTTGATTTATTCAATGCAAATAAATTTTTTGTGCTATTTATAATTGCCGCGTTCTGCTGCAATACTAATTCTTCGTCTCCGTTATATAAATAAATTTCAGAAGTATTAGCAGTATCATTTCCAAGCTCATCAAGATAGCCCTTTATAGGCCAATTGTCAATACCGTATTGTTGTTCTAGCCTTTCAACTGATAACCACGATCTCGTTGTATTAACCATTGATAGTAAGCCATCAAAATAATTTTCAGTACAAAATCTAACATTTTCTTCTGCTATTGGATCGCCTTGATACGTTTGATAATTTATTAGTTTTCGGACCTGTCCTCCACAATTACCTTCTATAATCCTAATACACGTTGAAGAGTTTGCTATCGTATGCACAGTATGCCCTGTAGGAAAGCTATTTGATACTACACCATTAACCTTAATGTCTGTAACTATTGTCTGTGATCGATCATCAGGGTCGTTAATATAACCGGCAGGGGTTTGCCCTCCTGTAACCGGATACGCTTTTATTGATAACGGGGCATTGCTAGGATTAAACTTTGCCATTGTAAATTCACTATCAATAACTGTGTTTTCAATTAAAGTACATTTTATTTTCGGTTGAATATGCTTTCCAAAAACGGCGGGTATTACTTTCCCCATTGTGTCAGAGGTCGCATAAGGGAATTGGGCGCTTGTTACAACATTCAAAATATTCGCCGTTCGCTTCGCACCTTCAAACTGAACCGTCATATTCGCCCCGTCGAACGATGGTTCTTTGCAACAGTACGTCCGCAGCCGCACCGGTGTCACTCCATAAAAAACGTGAACCTCCGCGATGAGCCCGTCGAACTTGAACCCGGCATCAACAAGCGCTTTCCACGTTCCGGCCGTGTCGTCGATTACGATGGCACCCTTTCCCGGATATGCGATTGCCCCGCCCTTCGTCAGGTCGATCTCGTTTGAAAACGACTTCAACCCGTTTTTAGCCATCACGCCTTCTTTCCAGGTTGATACCCCGGAGATTGCGTTTTGCACCAAGCGAATCTCGCTGTTGTCGGACGCGACGTTGTAAAGTCCGATTCCGGTATTCTGAGTCACCGGGGACAGCTTATCTTGCAGGACTATTTTTACACCGAAAACGGTAGAACTCATAGCTGCTCCTTATGGTAATCCCCAGATTGCGTAAAGAACCTTGTCACTGCTCATTGTTACCGAGGCGCCCTCATTATAGTATGCCCCACCACCATCAGCTTGTTCGTTCCAGTGTACAAAATAATAACCCCCAGATTTTGCAAGGTCACCTGGGCTCGCTGCAATGGCTGAAGATCCGGGAGAATAACTATTTGAATCTACCGGCGGGGTGCCGGAATCATTCCCATTTCCATCATATGTCAATGTATATCCAGGCATCTTTTTCAATTGAAGCCCGATTGAAAAACTGTTGTATGTGTTATGCTTTACCCTGATCGTTTTGTCAGCGAGCTTCGACGAATACGTGTCGTTTGAGCCGTGATTGATTCCGTATGCGTAGAAATTGGCAGCCGTCGTTATGTTGAATGCCGATGACCGCGCCGCCCCGGTCAGGTACGCCAGAAGCGCTGCAGCCTTCCCCTCGTTGCATGCCAACTCGAATTTAGTCCCGGCGTAATCCCCGAGCGCCCCACGGTCAACGTATCGCGCCGAACTGTTCTCCGTGAAATCCACGGAAATATTATAAACCTGCTCCGGGTTGAACAGGTTCGGCGGCATCCGGAGATTAGATACTGTTCCGATTGTGAGCACCCCTTCTGCGACCTCGGCCGGCAGCGCATACGCCGGATATGCCCCGACGTTTCGGATCATCAGCGACACCTTGAAATAATTGAATGGCGACGATTGAATCTGCGGTGTTCCTTCGTGTCGCACCGATACGGTCCACGGTCCATCGTCGCCCTTGTCCGGGCCGAACGGATGGAACCCGCTCCCGGTCGGAACAGCGAGGATCAGATTCTGCCCGCGCGCAGTAGTATTCAGAAGCGTATTCAAAGCCGCGGTCATTGCGGCCGTGAGAATGAACGAGCACTTGCACGACCGCTTATCGTACTTCGTCCCATAGTCACGAACCGCATGTTGCCCGGTATCAAGTTCCGAGAAGTCGAACGGCATTGCAATTTCAGTTTCATACCCGGCATCCGGGGCTGATATAACAACCTCGGTCGCTCCGTATGAAAACGATATCTGTCCGCTGGAAGGTGCCATTTTATTTTGCTCCGATCAGAAGTTCAAAGTCGTCGTCAAGAATTTCGATATCGACGGCGCCGAGATCGTCGCCGGTTATCTGCATGCGTGAACTGGAAAGCGTGACAGTCGGCGTGCCGTATTGTAAAAACAGTTGACCGGTCACATTTCCAATCTGGTCGTTTGATACGATATCGTCGCGTGTTTCGGTAGACATAATTCCTCAATTGAAATGAAGATCACAAAGTACCAATATGCTTGTCCCGGCGCTTTTGCTTTCTGCCACATGCCCGCATTCTTTGAAGTGTTCGGCAACGACGGGATTGCTCGAAGGCACAGCAATGTTTCTTCCGCGCCCGTCGGTATCGGCTGCGAGCAATATGTACTCTCTTGTCGATGACTCGCCGTCCTTAAAAAGTACCTGACATCTGGACCCGTTTTTCCATACCCATGCCTCGGCACCATCGGCGACTCCGGCTTCGGCAATGACGCCAACCGTATCAAATTCGTCTGCTTGTAATTTAAAGGCGTTGTCTACCGTATCGGAGCAGCAAACCAATGTTCCCTTTACCGTTGCCGTTCCGGTCGCATTTTTTATCTTCGTTAAAAACCCGCGCTCTCCAGTCGTGTCATCATGCCCGATTGCGACCACTCCACCGATATGAAAAATCTGAAGCGACATAATATCTCCGATCTGAAATTTCCCGATAATGTTTCGGTCTACCACGCGGGCGCCGTCATACCCGGAAGCGGTGAAAATATTCGTGAACAGGTTCACCATCTCGCTGAAGTTTATTTCAAACGAATCGAGCGTCGCGGGACGTCCGGCGAACACCGTGTTTTTGACCTCAAGAAAGGCCGGGACGACCGCGGTATCTGCTCCGGTCTGAACTATCCTGCTCGCATACGGTCGCGCTCGTATGCCGTCCAGCGCACCCAAAAACGAAAACTCGAAGGCAATCGGCTGACCTATCACGGTGACCATCTTGACCATACCCATCGCACCAACGGCCTTGTAGACTGTCTGAATGGGGGTAGCACCTTCCTGTTCGAGCGATACCTCTATCGTGGCAGGAACCCGGTTTGCGTTCGAATCTGGCCGGATGGACACCCCGGTCGATCCGTGGACAATCCGGCGCCACCCGCAGCACTCCAGCACGTTGAAATAAGCCGGGGCCGCAACGGTCGAAAGCGTGTACAGGTCGATCTTGAAATTGATCGCGCAAAGTCGTCTCCCGGCAATGGACACGGAGCGCGAGAAGTCACCAGTCGCAAGGTGCTGGCCGTAGGATTCAATGTCGGGGATGACCTTCACATCATAGGCGAGCTGGTTGTAGTCTGATGCGGCGAGCGTTTCGCCGGAATATGGAACGGTCTCTTTTTTAAATCCGATGGTCGTCTTTTGGTCTATTACGGAAAGACCTTTGATGTTCTGTGGTGTGACGACCGGATCAGGCAAAGAATCGTCGTATATTTTTATTTCGTCAATTGCGCCAGACAACTTGAAAAATGGTAAGTTTCCTGTTTGCCAATAAGCTGCGCCGAAATGCCACTTGTGTAGCGGTGCTGTGACAATGGGCTTTGAAACGGTCAGTAATAAATCGTCGTTGATTTTAGCAGTCCAAACACCTGCAGAATACTTTACTACAAAATGATAAAAAACATCAGGAAAAAGAATAACACTTGTGGAGCTTGCGCTTGTTCCGTTGCTAACTATCGCGAGGCTGCCTGTATTAAAATTAAAGTAAACAGCAAACCCCTTGTTTGGATTGTCAACAAGAGATTCATTCCCTATCAGAAAACGGAGGCTTGAAAGATTTGTGAACTTGGTGTAAAAATCGAGCGTGAAATTGCTGGTACTATCAAAGTTTATTAACGCGCTTGGATCAACAAGTATATAAGGATTTCCGTCAAAGCTGAAAGCGTTTCCAACGACGCCGGTAACATACGCAGGGGTTCCAACCCATGTTCCATTCAACCCGTTAATAGAATCGACGGCGTTATTTTCACCCTTCCAATGCGCAACCAACTGGCTCATCTCGCAGCCTCATAATCCCTTAACCGCCCGTCATTCTTCGCCCGCACCAGCGCGTCCCCGAGAACCGGGACAAGACTGTCCACCGTGAGTCGTGCCGCCGACATATCGTAATTTCCACCAGCCGCGACCGAGATGTTTAGACTGATGTTCTGGTTATTCGACAACGACCGGTTCGTGATGTTGTTCGTAGTCGGCTGAAGCATATTGAAAAGCGCCGCCTGTTGCCGGTCGTTCAGCACCATCTCGCCGGGGGTCAGCATGGCCGGGACCACATCGCCTTGAGACGATGAACCGCCACCGACGATACCACCACCACCGTATTTCTGCGAGGCGATAAGCGCGACCTGTGCAGTTCCCATTGCTATGTAGAACGGAACAAGCCACGGTTGCCCGGCCGCGAGCGCCTTTGTGACGGCAATGGCCGTGTTCGCCGAAGCCTGGGCAACATCGATTGTCTTTTGCACTCCGGCACTGGCCTTCGTAGCGCGCGCGAGGGTGCTTATCGTCCCGAGCGTCATGCTCGTGATTGTTTCCGCGTTTTCTATTTTCTGCTTGGTGAGGTCCTTATCGGCATCCTTTTTCTCGTTATTACTTTTAAGTTCGATGTTTTTAACTCGCTGGTCGTGTGCTTTCGTCAACAATTCTTTGGCGGTTTTATTTTCCCCTGCTTTTTTCAAATCGTCTTCCCACCGCATTTGTTCTTTTGCGAGTTCTTTATCTTCGTCACGTATGAGCGATTCAATGCGCGCTTCCCGCAGCGATCTCGCCGCGTCGTCGTTTTCGTCTTGGATGGCGAGCATAGCATCCTGAAGATTGCGCTCTATTTCGAGTCGGTCTTGGGCGAACTTTTTATAGTCTTCCGTTCTCTTCTTTTCCTGTGTTTCTATCAAGCTCGATTGCTGTTGACGAAGCGCGTCTATTTGAATATTATATCGTTGCTCGATTAAATATTTTTGTTCTGCCGTCGTTCCGGTTATTGCAATTTCAGCGGCCTTTTGTTTTTGGAGCAGGATGATTTTCCCATCGGTGGTCTGCGACAACATGGCCTCTTCAAGGCTGGCGGTTCTTTGCATTGCTTCTTCGGCAGACCTAAAATTAGCGTCAATGGTTTCGTTATATTTCGCCTTTCGTTTTTCTGCTATTTCCGATGCCAGCACCTCTTCGGCTTTTTTAATGGTCTCGTATGATGCCTGGATATTTTCAACGGTTCCTTCTGTCAAAACCTTGCGGAAATATTCTTTTGTTAAATCGCCGCCTTTTCCACGAAGCAATAGACCTAGTTTTTCTCCGGCGTTTGAAACAGAAAGAGAAAACCTATCCCACCAATCCTTCGACTCGGCAACCGCCTCGGCCTGACCACCGAAACGCTGATTGACCTTCTGAATTATTTCTTCTACTCTTTCAAGGCTTCCCTCGGCACTGTTAATTCGAATACCATACCGCTGCAGTTCACGGGAGTTCATCTCAATCGCGCGGGCAACAGAAAGACCGCTTCCGCCGGTTGCCGCAGAAAAATCAAGAGACGCTTTTGTCAGCCGCTTTATCTGGTCTTCGTTTTTCGTGAAGTACGAAATCTGCGTCTGAATCTTCTTGATCTCTTCGTCGTCAATAACGAGTTTGTTCCCGATGATCGTCGCCTGACTATTCAGCTCGGCCGACACAAACCCGAGCGACGCCTTCATTCTGGCGGCAACCTCGATGTACTCCTTTGCCTCTTCACGCCCCATCTTGACAAAGCCGGTCACGCGGTTGAACACCTCCATCGCGCCCATCGCTCCGACCATACCGGTGACCGCGATCCGCGCCACGTTCCACGAATCGGCAAGGTCTTTGGAAGCGGTGGACATCAGCCCTTCGGATTTACGCTGTCGCTCACCGGCCTCCTCGAATTTCTTGCCGTACCTTTCGAGCGCGTCGGTGATCGATGTCATGTTTCCAGAGATGTAGTCTTTTAACCTGGCTTCGAGTTCAAGTACGTCGCCGCCCATTTATGCCTCCTGTAAATTTTTCATCATTTCAAGATCGAATAAACGCTCGGCTTGCATGAACCTCTCGCTCACGTCTTCCAGTTTCGGGAACGGCGCGGAAGGGTGCTTCTGATAAAAATGCAGGTACTCCAAAAACTTCCATATCGATGAAGGGATAAACCGGACCGGGCAGGACCAGTATTCAGTCACCACCCCAGCTTCGTCGTCAACCATTGTCGGCGTCGCCATGATCGTCTTCCCTTCGCATCCCCAGACCTTTTTACGCTCCGGGTCTTCGCGGCATGTACTGCAAAGAAAGTTCCGCCCGCTTCTGCCGCTTTTGAGCAGGGCGGCTATTTTAAACCCAGCACTTCCTCCTCGGTCAGATTCGCCCGCGAGGTGATCGCCTGTGACAGCTCTTCGAGCAGCTTGACCGGAAGGTTCTCGATGGACGCCGAACGGAACGGCATGACGTTTCCATTGGTGTCGTAATACCCTTCCCACCCGAGAAGCCCGCCACGGACCACGTTTATCGTGTACTCCCCGCGTTTTACGGTTACCTGCGCGCGCCCGCCCTCGACAGTGACTTCCCCGCGCATTGAGTCAGAATACCTCAATGCCGCCTCCCCGGAGATGGGCCGCAGCGTGAACCGCGGTCGCATCTCTTCGGGAAGGTCACGAAATGCGAGGGGAATGTACACGAACGTCTCGTCGGGCCTGATGGCAGTAAACCCGCGAATCCGTTCAAGATATTCCTTGCTGATGATTACTTTTTTCGTTTCCATGATGGTACTCGGCTCCACTTTGTTAAGGTGTGTGATTACGTTTTGGACCCTTGCAAGAGTTCATATTCGTCGTTGCCATACGTCCCGCGCTTATACTCCAGCTTCAGCGGGTTCGCAAGATGTCCCTCGCGTGTCTCCGGATTGTTCGCTCCAACGATCTGGACGGCCGGGGCGGTGATGTAGAACGGAACCGCGCCTCCGATAGTCACGGACAGGGCGCCGGTTGAATTGTTGATCTGGTTCGTGTAATAGTCCACGTCTGACGGCACTACCATGTCAGGATCGGCGTCGCCGGTGACATTCCGGTCAACCACGCGCGAGCCCTCGTATCCGGCTGCCTTGCTGGAATCGAGGAAGCACTGGACATCCTCACCGCCGTCGATAGACCACTTCGAGGGGAACTGCCAGGTGCCGAACAGCGAGAACGTCGCCGCCAGGACCGCCGGGGGAAGCGCCGTATCCCAGTTCGTCGGGGTCAGAAGTGACGCATAGGCCCGTGTCGTTACCGCGTCGAGCACGCCGGTGAACTCGAAGTTGATCTTGATGGGCTGGCCGACCTGCGCGCTTTCGATCTTGAGCTTACCCATTGCACCACGGGTGCGGATAACGATATGCTTTGGTACGGTCCCCTCTTCCGGGTACGCGACCTCGATGGTCCCCGGAACACGGTTGTAATCGGCGTGGGGGACCAGGCTGATCCCGGTCGAACCGTGCGCCGTCTGCTTGTACCCGCACGCGCGAATCATCGCAAAATACTGCGGGGCGGTGGAAACTGTCGCGCCGGGGTACAGGTCAATCGAGCACGTCACCGTGCATTTCCGTTTTCCGGAAATAGACGTGTCCCGCGAGTAATCCCCGCGCGCGAGTTTTCGTGCATAACTCTCGATGTCCGGAGACACCTTCACATCGTAGATGCGCTGATTGTACTCGGCGGCCGTCAGCGTCTCCACGGTGTATGGGTTCGCTTCGATCTTGAACCCCATTGTTACTTTGTTTGCCATCAGCCTCAACATACTGCCTCCTTCGTGTAAGTTAGATCATCAAGCTCGGATCGTTTAACCGTATCGAATAGAACACCTCAAAGTCGATTGATACCCCGCAGTTAGGAACCTCCCGCTCAGTCCCCCATATCATGCTCGCAAGCCAGATACAGTTGAACGCAGTACGGTTCCCGGCTGGCGGCCGGATGTAATAGTTCGCACCGAAATACTTCTGGAAATCGGCGATTGCCTTGTCCTGCGCGAGTGACGTGTCGTTTATATCGTGCAGGAAAACGTCGAACTGTACCGGGATAAGGATGTCGAGCAGCGGGTTATTCCCGGCAAGATGCGTGTTCTGCCTCCGCTCCTGCCCGAGCATGATGTTGACCGTCGGATACCTGGTCATCTGCTCCATGTTTTTCGGCGGGTCGAACGCGTCGAGGTATGTGTGATTATACCCGGCAGCCTCGGTCATTTCGAGAATGCACGAACGCAGGGCCGTCCGGAGATTAGTTCTCGCTGAACTCATTTTGCAGCTCCTCGTTGACGAATTTCACCAGCTCACGCCGGGCCTGGATATACTCCGGCAGCCTGTTCAGACTCAGCGCCACACGGTTATAATGCAGCGCCATACCGAAACTCTTATGGTAACAGTTCACCCGCGTCAGCCGCTCGGCAGGAATCTCGGCGTACATCGGCGGGCTCTGAAATTTCCCTACGCCGAGATGCTTTTTCATGGCGACCGTGTACATCCTTTTCGCGGCATTCACATCCCCGCGGTGCCAGTACACGTCCCCGAGAACGACGCACGGTTCGGCATACTCTGGGGCGAAGGCAATAGCGAGACGCGCCCAGCCTTCGGTTTTCGTGATGCTGTCCTTCTTGAAAAAGTCGATTTGCGGCCGTGGGTTGCTGCACCCATAGGAATAGAACCAGACCAACTCCATTGCAATCGCGTAGAGCATTTCATAGCTGACGGCCATATCCTGCGTGATTTCTTCGAGAAGCCCGATACCTTTTTCAGCCTGGCCGGTGAAGATGTAGTCGCGCCCGAGGAAATACTTCGTCTGCACATCGCCGTCGTCGTGATTATAGAACTCGTTTTCCAGTATCTTCACGTTCCGGATCGCGCTGGCGTATGTCGGCTTCGACGGCATATGTGTAATATAAATCCCGTTCAATACCGCGTTTTTAACCATGTCCCATTCAGGGAACATCAGCTCGTGGATCGGACGCCTCCACTGGATTTTTTCACGGTCGAATATCCGCTCGCGCCGGAACCATGTGATCGGGTCTCCGTTATCGTCAACGATTATCGCATACGGCATCGACCACATCATCACGTCTTTGTGGTCGTCCTTTTTGACCAGCTCGATGGTTTTCTCCCACTTTTCGGCATACTGCTCCAGGAGAACGTCGTCGGTGTCGAGCCACATGATTTTGTCGGTGGTGGAATTCTGCCGCGCGAAATCGCGGGCGCCGCCGAAATTGCCGTGAGGATACCGTTCAGTCTCCCACGGGAAGTACAATTTTCTCCCGGTGTACCGTTCGATGACCTCGTCAACCTTAGCATCGAGAGATGTGTTCACGAGCACGATCTCGTCGAATATCTTTTTAGCGTTGAACGATTTAAGGCAGCGTTCCAATATTCCGGCTTCTCCCGGACCGACAATCATGTTCAATCCCAGCGTGGTCATACTCGGACTCCTCCCGGTGTGGTTGAGGCGTATTTATCAAATGCGTCGCGCCATGTTTCTGACGTGACCTGCTCGGAAACTCGGATCATGTCGGGCGCTGAAAAACCGCAATACCCGCAGTGTTCATGGAAATAAAGATCGCTCTGTTCGTCGGTCAGTTGTGAAATGCTCTTCACGCCCTTGTACCCGAACACGCGCGCGGCTGCGGCAACCGGAGAGCACGGGAACCAACCGAGATAGTTGAAGCATACCCCGCACGTCGATGTCTGGAAACATCCGTGATCGTGTTCGATCCCCTGGTCTGCCGGGCTGTTATTCACCTGGGCGTATTTTATTGGACTCCCCGACCGGTCCATGTTCCGATCGCGCTTTGTGCTAATCCCGAGCGGGATGTCATACTCGCACGACAGGTATGTTGTTTTCCGTCGAACCGCGTCGCTTGAATTGTTCGTGAGAAGCCACAGTTTGCACCCGGTGTCGTGCCTATACTCGGCGAGCATTTTTACAATGTCTTCGATATGGGGATTCATAACCGGCTCGCCGCCATGAAGTGTGACCTGCCCGACGTGGTCGCCGTTGTTGTGGATATCATCAATGAAATACAGAACGTCAGTCGGGGTAAGGTCGCCGCCGAACGGCGCTTGGGTGCAAAGGTTCGAACAATTGTCACATCGCACGTTGCACCGGTACGTTAGGCAAAGTTCAACTATTCCGCGATTCGGCTTGAAAGTGTTCATACGAAGTTCACGTCCTCTGATTCTAAAATACCATTAATGAACTTGTTTATCTCGTGATTTTTGCAGCAAACCTGACAATCTGAAGAAACGGGTAGACACCGCGGAACCTTGTGAAGGATGTCCATAAACGATTCTGTCTGCAGGTCGCCGAGCGCATAGTCGCTGTTATGCCGCATATACCCGCACGCATCGACCTGCCCGTTCTCCCAGATGAACGGAACAAAATGATACCCATAGCACCTCGAATACTCGTGCCGCTTGCCACAGTCTTTGAACTTATAATCGGCCATCACGAAAAGCGGGTGGTCGATCTTCGGAATGCTGATATCGGTTGTTTTCCCGTCAACATTGAGCACTGGGCGAGCCTGGACGTAATCAGCACCGACATCCTCACCGATTTTCAGTGCGCGCTCTATCGCCTCTCGGTCATCGTTTTTCACGTTGATGCAGATTCCGAGCGTCGGGCACGAACGCAGTTTCTTTATGTTCTCTATCGGAGCGTTCTCCCCGTTTTCGGTGAGCGTGACACGGATCCAGTCGAACCAAAGCGGGTTATATTCCGGCGCCGCCTTCGCGTTCGTGAAAAGCCCCTGACTCATCTTCCCACATTTTAATATCACCTTTGCAAAATCAGGATGCAGTGTCGGTTCCCCGCCGCCGGACCATGTCACGGCTTTGACTCCGAGAAAATCCAGTTCCTCAAGTATTTTAATCAATAGGGCGGTATCCATAAATCCGCTTCTGGAATACCCTTTCTTGATATATAAGCATTCAGGACATGCGGCATTGCACGCGGCACTCGGTGAAATCTCCACATTGACCGGAATCACCGGGAAGTTCTTGCTGATGAACGCGGAGAACGCGGAGTGCCGAACGAGTTTTGATATTACCGAAAATCGGCTCATTTCAACAGCTCCTCTATTGTGTTCGCCCGATTGTCATATGTGTGTTTTTCTAAAAACTCTTCGCGACCGGCTGCGGCTATTTCTTCCATCTCCGTTTCATGCGTTGAGTAGTATTCAATCAATTCTTGTGCTTCGTTAATGGTATCATAAAGAGCCAAGTGCGTCCCGTTGTCGAATAACTCTTCGACGTTCCCCGACTTGTCGGTGATAAGCATGGTCCCGCATGCCATTGTTTCCATCGTGCGGAAAGCCAACACATCCGGCGTCTCGTTTTTATTGAAGTGCATCGCGTACGAGTTTATTGCCCGAACCATTGCGTCGCCGAGAACGAAAATATCTTGATGAAGTCCGGCGGTATGCGTGAGCGAATCAAGCTCTCCGCCGCGATTCCCACGGCTCCCGCAGAATCCTACTGTGTATTTTTTATCCCAATTCTTCAGCGGCATACAGAGGTCAGCCGGTGCCGCCGGAGGGAACCATGTCGAGTTAGGGAAAAGATCGAGGTGATTTTTAAACGCGACAAGAGTTTTGTCGATATGATTTAGTGCGATGTATTTATTCAGTTCCGGCGCGTTTTTGTGACTGTCGATCACCCAAATGAATTTCCGCTGCTTGAACCCCGACAGGTCAGGAAGTTGATTGAACTCGTAGTTTTCAAGCACGAGGAATGACTCGAAGTCATCGATCTTCGTTTCCTTTGTCCATACCTCGGCATGAATACCACGGCGAAGGAATGCCCGGCGAAAGTTCTGCGATTCCCGATATTTATTGATCTCCGGGTCAGCATGTTGTGATTGAAAAATAAGAATACTCATTGAAGCATCTCCCTCGGGTGATATGCTTTGATGAATTTCCACTTGTCGCGGTTCGCCATATAATTTGTATAGTGGCAGAACGCGTTTCTGGCGTAGTCGAAATTGTCGTGGAAAAACCGGTTAAAAATAAGCGGCAGATCGTGAACGTAAATTCCTGCTTCCCAGAGCATGTCGTTCAAATAATACTGCTCATAATTTGAATACCCTTTTTCATCGCTCAGGCTGGCTTCAAATACCGACCGCATGAACGGCGCCAGTTCCTTCGGATACCCGATCATGTCGGCATTGTATTTGAAGTGCTTGAACCGCAGCTCTTTCGGCCATTCCCCGACGCGCGTGCTGTCGATTGCCATATTCACATATTTTAATTCCAGGAAGTCGCGGATATCGTATTTGAAATTGCACGGGATCATGTCGAGACCCTGTACGAGAATGAACTTCGCATCGTACAATTCGTGGACGAGGAGCCGCGCCATTGACGGTGATGTTTTCATGGCATCAGGGTGGTTCTCGGTCATTGCAACCATCGGGATTCCGAAGTGGTCATAATATTTTTTAATCGACCGAAGAGCGACGTCTTTGTATTCCGCACGCTCCGGTGTTTCGTCATAACCGACAGCAAGTACGACCACTAAAAAATCAATCTGTTCCATTTTATTTCTCCAGCATTGCGCGTGCGCGATCCGCGTCTCCGACAAGATGGGTTTTCATCATGCGGATCATCGTTCTGTCAAAGTCTGCGTTTTCCTTCCACCACGAGTCGTCGAGTTCGTGATTATATTCAAGCAGTTTTTTCGACATGCGTTTCGCCATCTGCTCGGCCAGCGCCAGCATGTCCCGCACGTCTGAGTGCTCTTCCCCCTGCACGCGGTCATTGATGTGCCGGAGCACTTCGCATATTGTCAATCGATTATTTGCATCACGCATGCCCACAATAAAACTCCTTTATCGAAGAAATTATCAATCCGATGTCGTTCGTCGAAAGGTTCTGGTGCAGCGGAAGGTTCAGCATGGTGTCGCTTATTTCTTCTGCGTTCGGCAGCCCGACACCGGTATTGCATGCCATGTGCAGCGGGTAATACCTGAACGTGGTATAAATCCCGCGCTCCTTCAAAAATACCGCCAGTTCATCCCGGCGCTTTGCCTTGATCCAGAAGAGGTAATACGACGACTTCGTATTCGGAAGCGGTTCCGGCGGAAGTGTTATTTCATCAACCCCGGCGAGTCCGGTTTGATACGCCTTCCATACAGCCTTTCTGACCTCGATGAACCAGTTCACTTTTTTGAGCTGTACCCGACCGATTGCCGCGGCGATGTCGTTCATGATGAACCGCCCTGAAGCGCGCGCGAGTTTAAATTCCCACCATCGGGACTCCCCGGCGCTTGCCCGATCCATACCTGTCGACCCGCTTTCATCGAGCCCCAAGTATCGAATTTTCTTGACATCGCCTTCATACTCCGGTTTGCAATATAGCGCCCCGCCGTCCCCGGTCACGAGCGTTTTCATTGCGTCGAATGACCACGCCCCAAAATCCCCCAGTGTCCCGCACGCGCGCCCGTGATAGGTCGATGCAACCGAGCAGGCACTATCCTCGATTATCGGTATCCCATCACAGGCGCTTTTAATGGCGTCAATATCGGCTGGATGCCCGCCGTAGTGCAGAACGAACACTGCCTTCGTTCGGTAGTTTTTCAGGCGCTTTATCTCGCTCGGGAGCACGTTCAGCGTCACCGGGTCAACGTCGGCGAATACAGGCACCCCACCGGCCTCCAGGACGGCAGATACGCACGCAGGAAAGCTGATTGTTGGGATGATCACCTCGTGGTTATGTCCTATCTTGAGCGCTCTTACTGCGGCATACAGGGCCGACGTGCAGCAGTTGAACAGGTGTATTTTTTCTACCCCGAAGTGACCGGCAAGTTCCTTCTCGAAGCCATCACACTCTTTCCCGCGCCCGAGCCATTTGCTGTCAAATACCTGGCGAACGGCGTCAAGCTCCACGGCACCAAGGCTGTTTGAAAAGATGTTGATCATTTTTTTCTTCCCCAATATACCAGATCATGCCCTTGGATAAAAACCTTTTCGCATTCAAATTGCGGTTCCCAGAAAGCGCGCAGTTCTTCCGGCTGCATCCGAATACCATCGCGGTACCCGTATTTATTTGGAGATGTGTTATGGCTCTGGCTGCAATCCGGGCGGCACATCGTCAAAACGAACAATCCCCCGGATTTCAGGAACTTTACCACCTCCTGCTTATATTTGCCGGGGTCGCCGCAAAGGTGAAAGGCATTGGCGGATATCGCCGCACCGAACGCACCTTCAAGACTGCGCGGGCAATCTCCTGGAGCGATAACCAGATCAACGCATGGGCCTTCACAGATATCCACGCCGAGAATTTCTTCCGGAAGAATGCTCTTTATTGACCCATTGATGTCATATGAACCTATTTCAACGAGCCGTGATTTATTGAGAGAAAGTTCCTCGAAGTGGACGGCGTACCACAGTACGATATTTTTTATACTGGATTCATGCACGGTGCGCCTCCAGTATTTTGAACAGCTTTTCCCCACCCACTTCCGGCCGATACCGTTCCCAGATCATCGGTCGAATTGTGGCGAGCATAGGAACCCGTACCTCGGCGAGTCGGCTCACTTGGTACGCAACCGAATGCGGGCCGCTGGAAATGAGGCTCGTCGCGTCAAGCTCGGCCAGCGTTTCACGGTACTCCGGCGTATCGCGAACCACTGTCACGAGCCCGCAGAACAGCGCAGTCAAAAGACGATTGCAGCAGCGAAGCCGATCGTTCGGATGATCTCCGTGGGCCAGGTACGCGCAGTCAAACCGTTTCAGGTTGTCGATAAACGACGGAAGTTCCCACGGAATAAACTCGCATTCGGGAATCGGCTTATTGCTGATGCACGCAGTTTTGTACTTCTTTGACAGTTCGAGCATCGCCGGAATTGCCGCCTTGACGTTATGGTCCCAGCCGAACGTGCAAACGCTTTCAACCTTGTTTTCTACCTTCACATCAAACCATTCCGTGAAGTAATCGATCCCGTCCGGAATGATCTCGATCGGCCGCGAAGTGTACTGCGAAAACTCATCCCGCTTGAACCTGGTATCGACCACGATCGCGTCGGCCTTGCATAGCATTTCCTTATTCAGGTGTTCCGAGGCAGAACACCCGATGTGATCGTCGATATCGAATACGACTTTTTTTCCGGCTGCGTGCGCGGTATTGACCAGATCGAACGTAACTGGATTCGCGCGCTTCTGGAGATATACTACGTCGGCATTCTCCACCTCTCCAGCGTTGCCGGAATAAATATCAACATCGACCTTGTCACTGATCGAAGCGAGTCGATTCCATGTTCGTATGCGGGCGGACGCCGAGGTCATATCCCCATACGCATTCACGAGCACTCGCAGTTTTTTAAAGGTATCAACCCCTTCAGGCAATGGCGCCACACCGACGCAACCACCCGCGCCGAGTACACGGGCGACTCCCTCCGGGGCCGATACCAATTCGTTTTCTATCCGTGACATTTTTTTACCACCTCTACAAGATCGGCCGCGACTTTTTCGACAGTGTAATTCTCAGCGACGAACTTGTGCGGATCGTACTGCCCCTGCTGGACGCCGCGGTAAAACATATCGAAGTCCTGCCCCTCAAAATTTCCCTTCATTCCGCACGCGTCGGAAAAGTGCGGGGCCGACGTGCAGCGGTCGAACCTGTCGTCTCCGATCCACCGTTTTGAATCAATCACATAAACAGGTATTCCACATGCCAGTATTTCCATCATGGCATTGCTAGACTTTTCACAGCATGAATTGTAAATAGCGTATTCGGATTCCGCGCACGCCTTCAATAAATCTTCGTGAGAATATTCCCCGTACACAATGCGAGTCATCGCATGCCCGCGCGAGCGACAGATAGATTCTCCGGCGTTTAGGTTTTCAGAGCTTTGGTATTTCGTATAAAACATGCACCGCTTCTTCTCCGGCTTGCGAGTCCGAGCTACTTCTGCATACCCGTCTTCAAGATCAACCGAAGCCGGGTAAACATAGAAATTGAACTCGGCAGCATTGCCATTGCCATGCTCCTTTGCATGCCAGCGCCAATAATCGGCGACCCATTCTGACTGAACCAGATAGTTTATAAACTTCGCCGCAATGATTGTGTGGTCGTCGGCACAGTGCATCACGTTCGGACCGATGAGCGTGTACGGTGGCATTTTGTCGACCCTGTTGAATACCTTCCCGCATTGGATCCCCACCGCCCATTCGTAATCTTCGGAGCATATTTCAAACGGTATGCCGATCCGCTCAAGCCCGCGCTGCAGGTTAAGAGCCCTTCGCCCTGGACCCTTCCGCAGGGATTCGTTCACGTCGATAAGAAGGTTGAGTTTCATATTATCCTGTCGAGGATGCGAATCCATTTTGTATAGACCGAATCTATCCGGTCTTCGTTGTGTATATGCATGCGGCCGCTGATATCGATCAGTTCTTTGGTGCTCATAGAAAGTATTTTGTCCCGTTCTTCCACAGAATCGAAGTGCCGAATTTCCTTCATGTCCTCGCCGTAGAAATCGGCGAAGTCGAGCCAATGCTTTACGCAATTGTAATCGGCAAAATTGTTCGGGTCGTATTCGAACGGATGCGGAATCAGGCTTTTCGTCTGGCCGTTCTGTATGCACTGCTGCCAGCTTATTTGATGGAGCACCGGAACCCCGGCGATGAGCATCTCAAGCAGGTAACGCTTCGTCGGGAAGAAAAGCGGTATCCCGGCCATGTACTGCTCGAAAGTTGACATGGTTGAAACCTGATATGGGTAATGGATGCACCCCTTGTAATCCGCGACCGTCTGCCATGCGTGCCCGGCCTGGAGCGCCGAATGCTTTTTAATCATGCGCCCGCTCGGATCGTTGACATTGAACGAGGAGAAATACAGGAACTGTCCGTATGTCGGGTTGTATGTCATGCCGGTGTATTCACAGAGCGACGGGATGTACTGAACCGGCCTTTCGAGGAATCCGGCAGCATAATGCTGATCATATCGGCTGTTTGCGCAAAGGATTATTTTCCCAGCATCGACGCCTTCCCGAAGATACGCATTAAACTCCTGCCACAACTCAGGGTTATTGTCGGCCCCACACTCGTACCGGATCGGGATCTGCATAATGATCGGCTTGTTTGTGTACTTGTAAAGCATGGAGAATATCGGAGGGTAACAGCAGATAAACCCATCGTACTTGTCGAGGTCTTCCTTGTTCTCAAGATAGAACTCTTCGAACTTTCGGCCGTTAATTACTGAGCACCACCCGTCGCCGTCGAGCATGGGAACGCGCCCCTGCGGGCGACCGATTACCGTTGCGTGTCCGGATAACGACACCTCGCGCACGGTGTGGCCGAGCCGGTTAAAGATGTGGCGGATATCGGCAATGACTGAAATATGTTGATCTATGGATAAGAAGTTCATTTTGTCGGATACTCCTTGTTGTAAAAATAGATGGGATGATCGATGTATACTTCGGTCCGCAGCCTTCGCCGCAGAGCATCGGAGTAGAGCTGGTCTTCCCCGAATGATTGCGCCGGGAACCCGATGCTTTGAGCGATTGCGCGCCTCACAGGGTTGAGGTGGTTCGGAGTCCGGTAAAAACCATCCTCCCCGGTGTACCAGCCCTGGAACTGGATCGAGTGCCGGAAGATCGCGTTGCCGAGATTGCTCTTGAGAATGCCTTCAATCCCGGCACAATCCGGCTTCGTCTCGACGGCCTTCAGGATCGCTGGAATGTAGTCGTCGGAAACATCGTCGTCGTCGTCAACGAAGGCTACATAATCCCCGGCCGCACGGAATAGAAGATCATTCCGCTTTGCTCCGACGGTGATCTCGCCATTGTCCCCGGCGACAAGGATTTCGACACGGCCGTCGTTCTGCGAGTCAAGTTTTGCACGAAGCGCCGCAAGCTGCTCCGCGCGCGAAATCAGATGGCATATCAGAATACTCAGTTGAGGGTGTTCCATACGCCTATTCCCCCGTCAATGAGGTTCTTCGCCACGAGCGTCGAATACGCAATCGCGAGCCGATAGTTCGCCTTCGAGTTCGCCACGCGCTGGACCGGGACAAGACGTTTAAACGTCTCGTCCCATTCGTCTTGACCCTTCTTTGAGTTGTGCTCATGCCGGATGATCATGTCGGCCTGATACCGCAGGAGCCCGGTCATTGCACCCACCATCGTCCAGACCATGTCGATCATGTCGGCGTGAAAGAAAGTGCACATAAACGGCTTCCTGGTCGCATCGATCAACTTCCGTGACGCGAACAGGTTCACGCAGCACTTGTCGTGAGCCACGTAGTCGTCGTCGAAGTAAACAATGCCGAGACCTTCCGACGCCTTCAGCTCTTCGGTGATCCTGGAATCCCACCCTTTAGAGACGAACACCATGTCGTCACCGAGTTCCGAAGCTACGTCGATGTAGTCGGGGAGTTCTTCGTACATATTGTTAAAGTAGAGCGCGAGATTCGGCTGGAGCGTTGTTTCATCAACGATCTGATATTTTATATCCTTCCGCTCTAAAAGATAGTTCCGCGTCTCCGCGTCATTGACATTGACGCAAATAACGAATAGCAATCGCTCCGGTTTTTCGGCCGTTTCAATTGCGCTGTCGATTACCTTTTTCAGGCGGTCCGGCCGTCGGTATGACGGAATCATCATGGCGATATTTTCGTAGTTCATTTTATAACACTTTCTCGGTTAAAGTTCTCCCTACGCCACCATGCCTATGTAATGGCCGTCTTCCGGGTTCGGAACTTCGATTTCGTTGCCCATGTACTTCAGGTGCGGCATGTTCGCTCGGACGTGGGCGATATGGTTAAGTCGGATCACCGGCCAGACGAATTTCCCGAGGAATATCTGGTCGCTGCCGTGGAAAAGACCCCGCGGGTTGCGCGTGTCCGGAGTGAGTCGCGTAAACCAGAATCCTATCTTCCGTTCGAGGTCAAACACGACGCCGGGGATTGAGCCCCATGTCCCGCCGAGAATTTGCGTCGCGTGGGATTCGCAATCGCGGATAATATGGAACGGTTTCCCGCTCGCAATCCACTCGTCGACCATCGCGACCTCGCGCTTGGTGAACTTCGAGTCGGTGTCACGCACAATAAACCGCTCGATATCCTGGTCGTCAAACATCGGGTGAAAGCGCCAGTACATCCCGAGTACGTCCGTGGTCTGCCCCATGACGCGCATCTCTGCGCCGGTCGCTGCGATTCGGTCAAGTGCCTGTTTCGGAACGGTATCGTCGTGGTAAAATCTGCAGATCCAGTCGGGATAAAACTCTGCGCGGTGTTCGGCATTCCAAACCGCGCCGTCAACGTAGAGGGGATTCGTTCCCCATAAGGCGAAAGAAATAATTTTCTTACTCGGCATTAAACCTCCTCGGTGTGTTGTGTGTTACGTTTCCCAGCCGACCCTCTCATCGACCGCGAGACGAAGTTCCTGCAAAATTCGGTTTTTGATCATCGAGTTCCCATAGGTCGAGAACTCTTCATAAAGATACAACCTTTTTGGGATAAAAACTTGTTCTTTTAAAACAAACATTATCGCGCTTTTCGGGATACGCTTCGGCCCTTTTCCGCTCTCCCCAAATATATCCCGCTTCACGAGTATCGGTGTTCGTCCGGCAAGTTTAATAAAAACGAGGTCCATGTCACGCGCACGCTTCCCGCGGGCGGCCGGGTTGACTGGAATTGTCAGGTACATACCGTTTTTCGGTCTGATGTACCCGTCAAAATTAAAGTGCTGGTGAACCTTGAGATACCATGCACTCGAGCCGAACGTGATAACCCCGACCTTTTCCAGCCCTTCGCGGTAAACCTTCGTATTCGTAGAAAACCTGGCGTTTCCGGTCTGACTGTTCAACCCGTAATCATTCCCGCGGCGTCCGGTCAATTGAGCGTGAACAACGCGCTTGCTTTCGAACTCACGGATCCCACGCTCGAAGCCTTTCTCGAGAGCACGCTCGAGTTTACGCGGCTTTTCTTTCCACGCGGCAAGGACTTCGTCGATGTTCGATGTCAGGCTCAAACGGTCCTCCGGCGGTACGGGAGCAGGAGCGCCTGGGCCTCCGGGGTGAGCGGCGACCGGTTGTCGAAATTGTTCCGCTGGTTTGTCCCGTCCTTCTGGGTGCTGGACAGCTCGAAATCGTCCTTGTGCTTCCAATAGTGCCGGACCTGGATCTCGCACGCGCGCACGATGTCTGGATACTGCTCATAGAGGGATTGCTGGGTGATCGAAGAAATGGTGGCGTAGTTGCTCCCGGACGCGGCGACCGCAGCTTCGGTATCACTCTGCCATATCACTTCGGCAGCCTCAAAGATGCCGTACAGCACCTCAAGAGTCATCGCCGTGGCAGATGCAGCCCTGACAATCCCGACCGCCTCGGACGTGCCGCCGTATGCGAATTTACCGACGGACCATGTCCCGGCGACGCTGGACACGGCAAAAACCGATTTTACGCCGTTGTATGCGAGCCCGCCTGTATACCGCGCTCGGATGATCTTCGGGCCTTTCAGGACAGGATCGGACGGCAATATGACGGCGTCGTCGTGCGAACTGGTAAAACAGTCGTCGATTTCGCTTTCTCCACCGGTGTATTCACTGTCCCCATCGATATAAACGTCTGTAAGGGTGGTGATCGGATACGCTTTGACCCCGAAGTGTCGCTCCTGCTTTTCGGAGACGTCGAAGTATTCGGTGTACGCCGCGATCTTCAGTTCGCGCCCGAGAAACTTCTCGATCTGCTTCGATGCCGCCATGATCCAGTTGACGATCATCTGTTTCTGAGCCTTGGTATCGGTCAGTGACGCGCCCGCGGAAGAACAGATATACCGCAGCATTCTTTCGTATGATGTCAGTTGGAGCATGATTTCCTTTCAAAATGAGGCGGGGTTTTATCCCCGCCCCTTTGCTGCTTTCGGTTACACGTCGAACACGAGCGTCTGCATATTGGCTGCAGGCGGCTGTTCACGAAGCTGTCCGCCGACGAAGTTCGCCGAGAAGTTCGCCGTGATGGTGGTCCCCTGCGCTTCAGTCTTCAGGAACAGATACCGCTTCGCATCCTTCGTCTTGATCGAACCGACCTGCTGGTGAGCGACGGATGCCGCTCCCGACTTGGTCGTGAACGACGCGAGGTGCGTCGCCTGCGTGGGATCGTCGGTGTCGCTTTCAAGCACCGAGTTCAGGAGCGTGCAGAGCGGTCCCTGGATCGTGCCGACGTTGATCTGCACTAGGCAGTCTTCATACGGCTGCGCGTCGAAACCCCAGCCCGCACCGGTGGTGATGGACTGGCCATTGTAGTAGATCGTTGCGGACGTGATCTGCCCCGCCTTCATTGCGGGAGTGATCGCAACACCGTCCGCGGTCCTTCCGAGTCCGATTGTCATACTATACCTCTCTTTTTCGTTGTTTTTCTCATCGTTCCTCGGTATCGGTGTGGTTGTGGTCGTTACTGCTTACCAGCTCGCTTCCGCTGTCTCTACCCCGGTCCGCGCCGTGAAAGCCGACGGGCGCAGGCAGTTGCAGTCGTATTCCATGAACATGACCATCATGAGGTCGTCGTTCAAGAAAGCCGAGTTTCCATCGGAGTCGCTCGCCACGTCCGAAACCTTGAAAATCGGGTCGCGGAAAGAGGCATAGACGAACTTCGACCAGTCGCCGAGAATGGCGGTCGAACTGGTTGTCGACGTACCGCTGGTCTGCGTCGCGCTGATCTGGGTCGTGTCCTCGATCTTGGCCTTGAGAGCGGCTTCGATCACGGATTTATCCAGCATCAGGTTCCCGAGTTTCGGCTGACCGTTGCGGCCGGGCTGAGAGGTGTACATCTCGGTCTTTTCCCGGAGCATGCCCCAGAGCGCCGACGGATGTAGGATGCAGCCAAGGGTGTTCGTGTCCCTCAGCTCGTTCGCCACGGCGAGACTCTGCTTCATCGAGGCCAGGTCATCAATCGTCAGGCGACGGCCGTTCGCGGTGAGCGCCTTTACGCCGGTCATCGATGCGATAAACTGCATGATGCCCTTACCC